AGTCGTAATCGAATCATTCTGTGTAATTTTTTCAGTCATTTGATTAGCAGCCCTTGTAGTTATAGACAAAGACCAATCATCAGTTACAGTTTTTGGTGTGAATATTGCATCTGAATGAGCTATACCACCGCTAGAAGCACTTGTAACCTCTATGTTTGAAGCTTCCCAAGAATTTATTGCAGCCCCATATTTTTCAGTCACTACCGAGCGAGTTATTGTCTGAGTAGTATTCTCTGTACGGTTACTTGAGCCAGTAGTCCAAGAAGGCACTCCATTCGCATATACAGGACTAAACAAAAACAGAGATAGCAATAATAGTTTTTTCATTTTCTTGTATTATCAGGATCTACAATTAATTTTATAGGTGTATCTATACGAACAAGTTGTGTCTTACCTAAC